GCCAGGATCTCAAGAACTTCACGGCGATTGCCTACCGTGAGAGCCACTGGTCCTCGCCGTGGGTGGTGGACTCCGATGACGTCGGTGGCGGCTTGGTCGGCCTCAACCAGTTGCCGTGGCTCAAGAAGGGCCTCACACCGCCGTACTCCAAGGAGGACATCCTTGATCCGTACGGCAGCGCGGCGATCGCCTACGCCATGTTCAATGGGACCGTTCCCGGCCAGGGCAAGAAAGGCTACGCCCCGTGGACGATGCCCGGTGGCACCTGGCAGACCAGCGTGCCCTTCGACAAGGGTGCTGCTGCGGTGTCTCAAGCTGGCCTCGGTGACATAGGGGACTATGGGGCTTACGGGGCACAGATGGCTGGCGGCCCGACGCTGAACCAGGTCAACTTCCACAACAGCTTCACCGTCTCGGGTGGTGGCAGCGGCGCTGGGGCGATCGATCTTCGTCGCACTGTGTCAACGATTGCTGACCACTTGGAGACTGAGATGAAGCAGCGACTGGCGAGGACAAGCTGATGGTGCAGGGGCTCAAGAACCAGTACCGACCGTCAGCGCTGGCCCCCAACGCCTACGGCTGGGCAGCCTCACCCCGCTACCAGCAGGCCGATGTGCCCACGGCGTTGATGGACCGACCGGCAGGCGTCACATCGTCGGAGTTCATCCAGCAGTTCGCCTATGAGTGGTACCAGTCGGGAGATCGCCTCGGGTTCGGTGGCCTCGGCTTCTCCAACCCACCGTTCGTCGGTGCTGCGGCCGGGAGGCTGCTGCCCTCGCTGCGGACAGGCTCCATGGAAGGCTTCCCGCCGCGCATCCTGCGTGGCTACATCCGTCGAGCGCAGTTCGACCCTGGGGTGGCCAACATTTCCCAGGCCCGGCTGTACTTCATGTACAACCCGGAGACGATCACCAGGGACTACGTGTCATACCTGGATCAGACAGCGCTCGACCCCTTCAACACGGTGTATCAGAGCGGCAACCTGGTGGCCCCGCCGTCGATCCTCGACTTCTCCTTCGAACTGTTCTTCGATCGCCAGGAGGAAGCCACCGCTGCTGACCACCCTGGCGTGTACGTGGACTACCAGTTCTTCGACATGGTCGTCCGCAATGTGATACCGACGGACCCACAGCAGACCAGTAACACACTGCCTGACAACGGCGTGATGATGGTCAATCCGCGCAACATTACGGTGGTGTTCTCTCCGCAGTTCACCGTCGAGGGTCGGCCGCTCAACGCCAGGGTGACCTTCGAGAAGTTCACCCACCGGATGGTTCCGATCCGGATGCGCATCGCCCTGACGATCCGGGCTGTGTACATGGGTCCGGTGCGGGACATGACCGAGTACAAGGCCGAGGAGTTCGCTGCCGAGGCGGCGATCCCGACCGACGAGATCACCCGCCCGCCGTTCATCTTCAACATCCAGGATGTGCAGGAGTCTGCGACCGTCCCGCAGACCGGTGACCCGTCCGTCAACACCGACTACAACAACCAGGCCGGTGTGGCCAACGGTGCCAGCAGCAGAGCGGCGGTGCAGGCGCTCAACTGGGCCGTCAACCATGTCACATCGGCTACCACGTACGCCGGGGCTGGGGCCGGGTCGGCACGTTACAACCTGCCGACCTCGGCTGACTGCTCCGGCTTGGTGGCAGCGGCATACGTCGGTATCGGTCAGGCGTTCAACCTCGGGTGGCAGAGCTATCCCGGTACAGCCGAGATGGACCGCCTCTTCCGGGCCAACAACTTCAAGTACGCGACCAAGTTCATGCTGACCACCGACCTGTGGAACAAGACCGACGCAGGAGTCGGCCTCCAAGCTGGCGACCTGCTGTTCCGTATCAACCCCTCCGGTGGTGTCGGCCACGTCAAGTTCTTCGTCAGCAAGAACGGCAACAACCTTCTGTGCTTTGATGCCGCAGGGCACACCGCCACTCCGCAGGTTGGGTATCACACTTCACCGATCTCGGCTCATGCTGACTACAGCTACGCCGTGCGGCCCCTGCCGATCGGCGGGGACATGTCCTTCAACGCCTTGAACAACCCCAACTCAGGGACCAACGCGCCATGACCATCCAAGCAGGCTCCCGCTACGAGCAGGCTGACCACATCTTCGTGGAGCAGCACTTCTACGACGTCTACGGCCACCCGCTGATGATCGATCAGGACGGGTCGTTCCGCTTCGTGCGGTCCAGCGCTGAGGCGACCTACCTGCTAAACACGTTGCCGATCCCGCCGCCGCCGCCGAACGAGTACTTCGCCAAGGACGCTGAGCACTTCCCCTTCCTGGCGTTCAAGTTCACCGATGACTCGACACGGTGGTGGGAGATCGCAGAGGCCAACCCTTCGGTGTGGTACCCGCTCGACCTCGCACCCGGTGACTACCTGAGGATTCCTGGCTAGTGAGCATCACCGACATCCTCAGCCAACCGCAGTACCGCTCGACCAAGGGGCGAGTCCCTGTGTTCCGGCCGACGCTCAACGGCGAAGAGTTTGTCGTCACCTTCACCAACGCCAAGGTGGCCCTCTCCGAGAAGCAGCACGATGTTGCCATCGTGTCCTGCACCAGCACGGTGTTGACCACGACGGACGGCTTGATCGATCAGCCGTTCAGCTTCTACTACGGCCAAGCTCCGCGCACGGAGTTGTTCTGCGGCTACATCGTCGCCGCCACGGTCGATCAGTCAGGGCAGGGCATCCTTACGTTCACGATGATCGTCCTCGGTCCTACCAAGGTGATGCAGGAGGGCAAGCCGAGGTTCTGGCTGAACAAGTCGGCGGCCGGTGTGGTGCAGAACCTGGCGTACACCAGCCTTCTCGGCTACACCGGGCACGCCGATACGCACCTATGGCGCACGTTCTCGCAGACCGACGAGAGCGACTGGACGGCATGTCTCAACGCTGCAGCGCGTCTCGGCTGGTCGATCTACTCCCGCTACGGCGTGGTGATGTGTTATGACCCTGCCGTGCAGATCAGGGAGAACGGGTCCTACGCCACGCTGATGTCCTCCCAGGATGTGGACTTCGACGTCACTGCTGATCGCCGGTTGATCGAGTTCACGCCACAGGAGACGTCGTCCGAGGAACCGAAGAGCTTTGGCCGCAGGATCGCTTACTTCGGGGCTGAGGGACAGGTGCTGACGGCCTCGCAGTTGGGTGACTTCAAGCAGTACATGTTCCTCACCGGCTTCGTCATCGACAGCACCGAGGACGCTCAGGTGTACACCAACGCTCCGCTGTCCAACCCGGACAACTGGAACCAGTCGGCCACGGCACGCATTTGGGGCGACTCGGACATCTACCCAGGCATGTGCATCGACGTTGTCACAACGAACACGGCGTACCTGCGGAGCAAGTTCGACGGTCGCTGGCTGGTTCGCCAGGTGCAGCACACGATGGACACTCAGCAGTACCAGACGATGCTCACCCTCGCCCGGCCGGACAACAAGGTGCAGGTCAGTCAAGCGGCCTACGTCCCGTTCTGGCAGGAGCCGCAGACGACCTTCAAGGCTCGCCCTGGCCTGTTCATCCAGGACGGTGGCTGGGTGTCAACCGTCACCGACCCGAGAGTCAGGGACACGCTATGAGTTGGACCGGACGAGGCATCGACTTCCCCTTCCGCATCGGGGCCAGTGGGAAGATTACTGAGTGCGGCTCGTACAACGCACTGGTGCGTGCGCAGGTGATCGATGCCGTGATGACCAACCAAGGTGAGCGGGTGTTCCGTCCTCGCTACGGTTGTGATATCCAGTCGGCGCTGTTCGATCCGTCCGAGGAACTAGTCCGCAAGGACGCCGCCTCGTACATCAAGAAGCGCTTGGAGAACTTCGTGTCGCGCAGCATCGTCCAGTCCGTGGACATTGTGGAGGGCGACCCCGGCTCGGTGGTCGTGAACATCCGCTACCGCTCGACGCCGTATGCCACGATCTCCAACGTGCAGATCCCGGTGTCCTCTGAGTTCTTGAATCGCCAAGGAGCCATCCAATGACCGACACAGGCCTCCTGGTATCCCTCACCGACGAGGATGCCTTCCGATCGAACGTCGTCCTCGACTACACCAGCCGGGACTTCACCGCCATCCGTGCCCAGTTGATCGGCCTGGCCAGAGGGATGATGCCGGAGTGGGCCTCGGCCGGGGAGACGGGTGACTTCGGCACGCTGCTGCTGGAACTGTTCGCTTACATGGGCGACGTGCTCAACTTCTACATCGATCGCACGGCCTCGGAGGCGTTCCTCGGGACGGCAGTGCGGCGCCAGAGCGTGCTGTACATCGCGGACATGCTCGGATACGCCCCTATCGGGCAACAAGCTGCCACCGTGACGCTTGAGTTCACCCTCGACCCCAACGCCGTGGCTGCGGTGACCCTGCCGATCGGGTTGCGTGTCTACAACGACGCAGACAACGCCGACGACCTGATCGTCTTCGAAACGAACGAGGCTGTCACCCTCGATCCGTTGGCGCTCCCTCCGATCCTCACGGCCACATGCGTGGCCACCGAGGGCGTGATGGTCCGTGACGCCCTGCTCGGTGTCAGCCAGGGCGTGCCCAACGGTGAGTTCGTTATCCCCAACAAGGGTGTCGTCTACAACACCGTGAGCATCCGCTCCAACGAGGCCGGGCAGTCGTTGCCGTGGACCTACGTCAGCGACATCTCCCTGGCCAGGCCGACGCAGGCGGCGTTCACTACGTTCATCGATGACTTGGAGTCCACGCACATCCTCTTCGGGGACAACGCCGCTGGGCGCATCCCCCCGGTGAACTCCGAGTTGTTCGTCTCCTACCGTTACGGCCAGGGCGTGGAGGCCAACTCGCTGGCGATGAACACGATCACCTCGATCGCCGCCAGTACTGCCCCTGGTATCGACCTATGGGGCGTCTCGGTGCGCAATCCGTCTTCGCCACTTGGTGGGACCGACCCGGAGACGGTGGACGCCATGCGTCAGTCGATCCCTCGGGCTGCGGCGCGGATCAAGAGCCGGGCGGTCACGTTGAATGACTACGCTGACCTCGCTCTGCAGGTGCCCGGCGTGGCCAAGTCGGTATCACACGGCACGGTGTACACCGCTGTGCACGTCGTCATCGCACCGCAGGACGGTGTCGGTACCCCGGCGTCGATGCAGTTGCTCGGGCAACAGGTCGAGGCCTACATGGCTGACAAGGTGATGGTCGGCTCGACGGTCTACGCCGAGCCTGACGACGTCAACAAGCTGTGGTTCGACGTGTACATCAGGGTCCTGGTGCACGTCACAGATGGCTTCAACCGTACGGCGGTGCGCCAGCAGGTGGAGTTGCTGATCCGTCAGGCGTTGGCCTTCAACACGGTGGACTTCGGCACGCGTATCTCCATCGGTCAGATCTATCGCACCACCCTGGCGGTCCAGGGCGTGGACTGGGTGCAGTTGATGTGGCTCAACGGTGTGGCCGACGTCCCGGTGCAGACGTCACCGACACAGGCTCCGACCAAGGCGCAGGATCAAGCCATGGCTCCGACTACTGGTAACACACCAGTACCGGGAACGGTGAAAGACCTGGACACTCCGCCACTGTTGATCCCACGCATCTACCCGCCGTTGACGACGATCACGGCGACTGTCACGAACAAAGCTCTGACGACCAACGTGGCAACTCTGACCACGGTATCGGCGCACGGTCTGCCGGTCGGTGCGATCATCTTGGTGGCCGGGGTCGATGCCACCTTCAACGGTCAGTACACGATCACTGCTGTGACGAGCACCACGCTGAGCTACGCCAAGGTCGCAACCAACGTCACTTCGGTCGCATCCGGGGGCACCATCACGCAGGTGGACCCGCATGCTCCCGAAGCAGAGAACGACTTTCCCGGCCTGACCGAGGACGAGCGCACGCACGACGGCCTGTGGGTGTGGGCTGTCGGCGGACTGGTCGGCACGTGAGATACCACTTGATAGGAGGCCCACGATGGGCGCACTGAGTTCCTACCCGCAAGTCACCTCGTTGCTGGGTGCCCACCGTGTCCCACTGGTCACCAACCCAGGTGTTGCCGGGGGCAACGGGTGGATCAGTGGAACAGATTTCGCCGCCAGCATCCGTGCTCCGGCTGCGGCCCTTCGACCGGCAGGTGTGCTCGCTGAGTCGGTTCCTCGTCACATCGCCTCTGCTGTCATCACTACGGGGTCGGGGGCGCTGAATCTCATCGCCTTGGGCTTGAGCGCCGGGCAGGTGGTGACCAACCTGTCGTTCTACTCCCAGGGGACGGCCTTGGACACGCCGACTCACTGGTGGTTCGCTCTGTACGACAGCGCCATGACGTTGCTTCGGCAGACTGCCGACCAACTCACCGCAGCGTGGCCAGCGACCACGAAGAAGACTCTGGCGCTGTCCTCCACGTACACGGTGCCGACCACGGGTCTGTACTACGCCGGGATCTGTGTGATAGCGAACAACGCGCTCGGACTGGCTGGATGTACGAACCCTGCAGCCGCCATCGCAGCCGAGACACCGGTTCTCTGCGGGAGGTCGAACACGGGTCTGACGGGAGGGACTGCGCCTCCCACCGCGACGGCACCGTCTGCCGCAGCTACCACCGGCATCTACTACGTCACTGCAAGCTGATGTCCGACAGCGAATGGTGGCCTGACGGGTACGCCAACCCGGCCTTCACCGTTCAGCGGCAGATCTACGGACCGGCGCTGGGCGGTGACTACGTCCGTGGTTCGACGGTGGCGACGCTGCCCTCGACGGTGTTGCGTTTCCAGACGACCCCCGATCCCAACGTTGCTGACGTACAGAACAAGGCCCTGTTGGTCACCCGGCCGGTGGACTACACGTCAGCGGAGATCTTCTGGGGCTGGCCGGATGGCCTGCAGGACAAGTGGACCGAGGTCGCCTTGGTGCGCTCCGGGTTCGGCTCACCGATCACGGTGAACGACGGTCAGACGGTGTTCCGGGCGAGCAAGACGACGTTCATCAGCATGGAGCACGACATCCTGGTGCCGGGGCCGAGCGTGATCGACACACCGTTGCAGTCCGGTCAGTGGTACTACTACGCGCTGTTCTTCAAGACGTCACCGCTCGACTGGGTGCTGGGGATGACCAGCAGCGTGGTCATTCCCAGGGACTATCACCACGCTGACCATCTGTGGGACACGCTGCCGCCGTTCTACCAGTACACCGACTCCAACATCCGTGAGGGCAACGGCTTCCTGCGCAACTTCCTCAAGATCTTCGGCTACGAACTGGACGTGTTCCGTGAGTACGTCGAGCAGTGGCAGGAGGTGTATCACATCGACAAATGCCCGATGGCTCTGCTTCGCCACGTGGGCACCAACTTCGGGCTGGCCTACCAGCAGGGCATCGGGGACATTCGTAGGCGTGCGCTGATAGCCGCCTTACCGCTGATGCTGCAGATGCGTGGCACGCCGATCGCCTTGAAGCAGTCGATCCTGGCCTCCAAGTACGACTGTGACATCACCGAGGGCACCAACCTGATGCTGCTCCCTGATGACTCCGACTTCGCCGGAGGGACTGGGAACTGGGCCTCGTTGCACCCCGTGACCGATGCACTGGTGCCGACTGTAGCGACCTATCAGGACGGGAACCTCTACGACGAGGGTGGCAACCTGCTCTACGACGAGCCGCTCGTTGACATGTTGCTCCCGGAAGGGCCGTTCCCCAAGGCGGTCTTCACGGCGAACGTTGTCTTACCTCCTGTCGGTCAGGGTCGGGGCACGATGCGCGTCAGTTCAGTGGCCAAGGCTGATGAGACGGCGGACCTGGCCATCGCCTGCGGCGACGGTGTGATCAACGAGAGGGTGATATCCCCGCTGTACTCCGGAGTACCGGTCGAGCCAGGCTGGCAGTACGGGTTCAGCGTGCAGATCAAGGAGCCGTACCCGTGCGTCACCAACTGCTTTCTCTTCTGGTTCGGCGCTGGCGGCAAGCCCGGCGACTACCTCAGCCTGTCCTCGGTGACTGCACTGCCTGCGCCTGGTGACACCAACTGGCACACCTACAGCGTGGCCGGTGCTGCCCCACCTGGTGCCGTCTACCTGGTGCCGGTGATCGCCTTCACCGTTCGCCCATCCACCACTGACCCTGGCGGTGCGTACTACGACATCGCCGGGGCCATCGTGTATCTGCTCGGCAAGGACAGTGCAGTCGTCGTCGCCGCTCCTGACTCGTATCTCACGCTGGGTGACCCGAGCGAGTTGCTCGGTGACGCTCAAGCTCCTGGTGCTCCTGGCGGTTTCGTTGAGAAAGTGTTGGGAGATCCGCTGTGACGACTGTCTTCTCGACCTACTTCCGTGACGCGCTGTTCGCTACGCCGACGTTGCTGGACTCGGCCAGCGTCGGGATCAGGCTCTTCAGGTCAGCGCCGAGCTTCAGTGCCAACGACGCCCGATACTCCGGTATCACCACAGCCGCTGGGTTGACCGGTCTTCCCGGCTGGTCCGAGGTCGTTGCTCCTGGCTACCCGTTGGCGACAACTGTCGGTGTGAGCAGACGTGTCAACCCACCGGGAAGCACCAACAACTACATCCTGCTGTCGTTGTTCTCCTTCACCGGGTTGGGCAGCAGCATCGAGGTCGAGGCGGTGGCCTACTACTACAACGGGACCATCAGCGGCACGGTCAACCCGTTGATCATGATCACCGACACGCCGTTCAGTGGGCAGCGGATGGTCGTCAGCGGAGTGGACGGCCTGACATCCAATCCCGATACCAGTATGGCCGGGGCCAACCGTTGGCTGTTCTCCTGGGCGACACCGGCAGGTGGCGCACCATCCACGGCCCTGATCCAGAAGGAAGGCCCGCTGGCCGTGCTGCGTGGTGCACCGGCCTTCGAAACGAGCCACACCCAACACGTCTGGCTGTACCCACAGCGCGTCAACCTGATCGCCAACCCGAGCTTTGAGAAGGACACCGCCTTCTGGCTGAGCAACAGGACCATCACCAGGGTTGCGGAGTCCGCTCTCGGTGTCGGTTCCTGGGCTGGGCGCTTCGCTGGAACGGCTCCGGTGGTGGCCGAGTCCAACATCTTTGACACGCAGTTCGAAGAGCGCTGGACGGTGCAACTGATGGCCAAGGGCAACGGCAACCTCAAGGTTGGCTTCGTCTGGTGGGATGGGTCGTTCGAAGAGACAGCGGTGGACTGGGGTACGGAGACGTGGAAGCTCGATCCCACCAACTACACCAGGGTTGCCGTAGCGCGCACTGGTTACCAGACCTTCCAAGGGTTGGTCCGCTTGGAGTGTGACGGCAACAGCTTGACGATCGACAACGTCCTGGTAGAGAAGGGTTACCTCAAGGACTGGCCGTACTTCGATGGTGATACCACCTACGGAGCGCGTGACGACTTTACCTGGTACGGCGGTTCGGTCAACCAGGGTGCGAGCTACAGCCTGTGGTACAACAACAAGCGGGCCACCTACGGACGGCTGTTCGCTCAGGACATCGAGGGTGTTGCCGTGGTCACCGACGAAGTGATGACTCAACAGGGCTTCGTCTACCAGTGGGTTCCGGCCGGGATGACGGTCCAGCCGCACATCGACGTGCTCTACCCTCACGACCTGCAGTTGCCACCGGCCAGTCGTTCCGGCACAGTGCTGCACTACCGGGCCAGCCCTAGCGATCTGCAGGGGGTTGTCAACCCTTGGTAGTAGCTTGCGGCGCATGTCGGAGCAACTTCTTGTGGTCTTCGCCGTGTGGGCGATCTGGTCTGCCATAGCTGCCTATCTGGACGCTTCGGAGTGGGTCTGGCGGCTGTTGCCGTTGGCGTTGGGGGTTGGCGGGCAGTGCTTGCTCGACGCTCACCGTTGGTGGCTCGGTTTGGGCCTCGGCGGTGCGGCAGTGCTGCTGATGCGTATCGGGGACTTGTTGCTAGTCACTGCTGACTGGGTTAAGGTCGCCGTCCTGCGATCGCAGAAGACGAGATAGGAGAACACGCCGTGGCAATGCACATCGTCCTGGGAGACGGTGAGATGACCCGCAAGGCACTCACCGAGACGCTCAAAGACCTGTGGGAGTCAGTTGAGGGGCAACCCTTCTGGTTCATCGTTCAGGGGAAGAGCGAGCCGACTGACACCGACAAGAACCTGGTGGCCTGGATGCACACCAACGAGGTCTACTACGAGGTGTTGACAGACGACGAAGAGTCGATGTCCGACATCTACACCGGGAGCCAGAACACCCACACCGCCAAGCGGTTGTCACAGAAGGTGGTCAACCTGATCAAGTCATCGCCAGAGGACGGCGAGGATGCCATCGTCCTGGCGCTGTTCACCGACGTCAACGACCCCGACGCCGAGTCGGACCGCTGGCTGAACAACACCATCGAGGCAGTGCTGGGCGGCGAGGCCCCCGTCAAGGTGCTGGCGCTCAACGACGGGCTGGTGGAGATCGAGTTCGGAGCGGAAGAGAAGGAAGAGGCGAAGGAAGAGGCGGAAGACGAGCCCGCCAAGCCGTCCAAGTCGGCGTCGAAGACCCCGGCGAAGAAGTCCGGTCCCCCAGGTCGGCCGCTGAACGTCAAGCCGAAGGCTCCTGAACACACCCGTGAAGAGTTGGAGGACATGGATCTGGCCGCTCTCAAGGCGATCGCCGCCGAGAAGGGCATCGACTTGCCAGCGCGCACCAGGATGAGCACCTACATCGCTCACATCCTCGGGGAAGCCGGTGAGGCCCCTGCTGCAGAGGTCGAAGAGCCGACCGTGACCAAGGTGGTCGATCCGGAAGAGGCCAGGAGCAACGGCTTCGGGGACATCGACGTCGAGGAACTGGTCAGCCTGGTCATCGACGGGGTGATCACCAAGTTGGTGTCGGCGTTGAAGCGCTGACACAACAAGTTCACCAGCCCCCAGGTGTCGTCCACGACCCTGGGGGCTGCTGCGTTCATAGGCGGCTATCACACCTAGAAGATTTCTGGCCCCAGATGTTGCCAAGTCTTCAAAGGTTCGGTATCTTTGCGGCATGCCCAAGTCGCTCCCTGCCTTGCAGAACATCGAAGACCTGCCGATCCCGGAGCGTCTGATCGATGATGTTGTTGGGCGCAACGGCCGAGCCGTTGTCATCTTCGCCATCGGCATGGGTTTCACCGGGATCGCTGGCAAGGAACACAGCCTGATGGCTCCGGACGGGACTCGGGTCGGTCTGCCGATGCACGGCGACCTGAACTTCAAGGTGTTCCGCTCAAAGATCAACACGATCGTCACCCATGCTGAGCCTGTTGTCTCACCGTTCTCGCTCGTTGAGATAATCGCATTGCATCTCAAGCTCGATCCCGACCACCTTCGTGTTCTCCGTGTCGCTATCGACAAGTTCCAGAAGCGCGTGTCATCAGTGGTACATCCTCCCCTTCCTTCGGCGGGGGAAGAGGGGGAGGATGTACCAGTGGTGATACCACCGCTGACTCGGGACCTGATCAAGGAAGAGCCGTGGACGGCTCATGGTCGCTCTCGGCCCAACCAGCAGGGGACGGAGACGTACCCGAGCGACGCTGTGATGGAGCGCCTGTGGAGCGATGACACGACGGACTACGCCTGCCGCTGGCCGGATTGCGACTACGTTCGCACCAACCCCCGGTCAGTGGCGGCGCACTTCACGTCACACGTTCGTGGTCAGGGCAAGGCACCGCAACCTGAGGGGGATGGCGTAGACACCGAGTGGACTCCCAAGCAGATCACGCGCATCCGCCGCTTGAAGCGGGAACTGGATGGTGCGCTGACCGCAGCGCTGGCTGCTGGCATCGACTTCCAGAACACGCAGTGGGTTGCCGAGTGGATCATCAACCACCGCATCGAGGATCTGGCTGAGCGTGGTGATACCGGGGAATCAGACGATGGACCGCTGACCGCTGAGCAGATCCTGGACAAGATCGCCGCCTTGGCCGACCGTGGTCGGGCGCACATCCTGCGAGAGCAGATCGTCATCCTCAACGATCTGCTTGATCAATCGGAGAAGGCTCGCGCACGGGTCGAGGGTAACCTCCACGCTCTGCGAGACATGATCAACGAGGCAGACGCATGACCGACGAAGCGAACTTTGCAAGCGACTCCCACGCTCTCCGAGCGGGGCTGGTGATCGGCCTCTTGTTGGCCAATGGGATCAAGGCATCACTCGGTGTGGACGATGCTGGCAACTACATGAACGTCATCACGTTGAGCTTCGAACTCGACGGTGAGCCGATCGAAGTGGACATCGCCGTCCTGCCATGAGGTTGTGTTACCACTAGTTGTACGCTACAGTTGCTAGCAACTTCACTACCGATAGGAGCAACACATGAATGAGATCCCGCCGCCGCCTCCCGGCTACGGCTATGTGCAACAGCCGCAGTACGTCATCGCCCAGCGCCCGAACAGCGGGATGGCCGTCGCTTCGATGGTCCTCGGCATCGTCGGACTGATCCTCGGCTTCCTGTGGGTCATCCCGCCGATCCTGGCCGTGATCTTCGGCGGCGTTGGCATCCGTCAGACCAACACCGGCCTCAAGAGCGGCAAGGGCATGGCCATCGCTGGTCTGACCACCGGCCTCATCGGGTTGGCCTTCTGGGGGATCGTGATCCTCGCCGCGATCGGCGCAGCGTCATGACCGGCACCAAGTACGCGCTCATCTTCCTCGTCTGCCTGTTCTGCCCGCCGCTGGCGCTGGCGATGGTGGAGTGGGCATGACCACGTTCCCCGGTCCTTGGGGCCATCACTGCCCCTACTGCCACGCAGAGCCTGGGCAACGGTGCATGGTCGTGCGCCCTCAGGCCTCTTGGTCATACAAGGGACGCCCGTACCGCAAGACGTCCTACTTCCATCAACAGCGAAAGAACCTCAACTCATGACCACGTACGTTCCCGTCACTGACGAGCAGGCGGTCACCAACATCGCTCTTGGTGTGCACACCGGCCTACGTAAGGCCACACCCGACCCGGCCGACCTGTGGGGAGCGATCTCCCGAGACGAGTCCAGTGCGTGGAGCGATGCCGTGGAGTTCTGCGTCAACGGCCTGGCGCAGATGGGCTACAAGCTGTGCAAGGTGGTGGAAGGTGACTGACGCGCAGATCTTCAACGGTATCGCTGAGATCCTCACCGCTGGCGCTCGCAAGTCTCGGGAGTGGGTGTACAACATGGATCGCCAGCAGGAAGCCGAAGTGCTCGATGCGATGGCGCTGATGGCCCGAGTGATTGCTGAGGCACTGACATGACCGACGACTTCCGTCCTGTCAACCAGCGGGCCGGTGAGGTCAAGGACATGCCGCTGGTCGATGACCTGGCCGACGTGTTATCACGCATGGTCGTCGGCTGGCAGCCAGGGTTGGTGTGGATCACCGAAGGCCAGACTCTGGACAAGCACCCCGACGTCGTTCGGGTGATGGCCCGCTATCGGCAGTCCAAGATCCAGCAAGCCATCGACAAAGGAAGGAACCACAGTGAGTGACAAGCAGCTTCTCCAAGGAGCGCACGCGCTGATCCTGCGCTACTCGCAGACGAGTGACGCCGCCCTGGCCGAGGATCGTAACGTCTGTGAGGCGTGGCTGATGGCTTACGCCGCCAGCCTGGTGCCCTGCGAGGCGGTGATCTGGCACGGCCCTGGTCACCAGTCCAAGACCACCTGTGCACTGCGCGGGCCGCACCGGGACCACTACGCCCACATCAAGGGCGAAGAGATCGAGTGGTCCTGGCCGGTGGCCTCGTTGGACTACAACGGCATCGACGTCTACGAGCGGGTCTACTGCACCGAAGGCGACAACTGCCACGTGCTCCGTGAGCCCGGCGCTACCGGCCTGTGCGGTGGCTACATGCACCCGAGGAACCGCCATGAGTGACAACCACGACCACGTGTCGCCCGAGCCGCTGATCGACTCCAAGCAGGTGGTGACGATCCTGACCGACTGCCTGTTCACGGAAGAGGAACTGGTCGAAGGCGTGCTGTCCGAGGATGCGGACGCTGTGATAGCCAACGGCATCCTGTTCAACTACGCCTTCCACCCGCAGCGCTTGGAGAGCCACCGCGAAGAGGTCGAGCAGATGCTCTGCAACCTGCCGCTGGCGTTCCGCCCCTCAGCAGTCGGCGGCGGTGGCGGGTGGACGTTCCTCAACGCCTGCCAGGACGCCAACGACGTGCAGTGGACCGGCGAGCACCGGGTCATGGAGATCCTCTTCTGCCTCGGCATCGCTCTCGGCGTGGCCGAGTGGTCGCTGCCCCGTGACCTGTGGGAAGCGCTCCCTGGTGGGATGCCTTACGTGGCGGTGAAGGTCTGATGAGTGATACAACGGTACCGAGGGACCCTCAGCCACCGACCCAGGGCACGATCTTCCGCCGCCGCCTGGAAGCGTTGCGCATGGAGTTGGGCGTGCGTTGCGAGACGTGCCAGTTCTTCGATGCCCAGCACGTTGAGGGGCGCTGCACGCTGAGGATGGAGTGGACACCACGCTCTGGCTGGTGTAACTCCTGGCAGGAAGAGGTCGAGTCGTGATCGACAAGGTCAAGGCGCGGCCCTGCGAGTTCTGCCCCTACCGTCGTGACGTGCCCAGCGGGGTGTGGTCGCACAACGAGTACGAGAAGCTGCGCGAGTACGACGCACCGACCGGCGAGCAGCCCTTCGGGGCCTTCGCCTGCCACGCTCAGACGGACCAGTTGTGTCACGGTTGGGCGGTGTGTCACACCAGTCGAGGCAACGAGTACGATCTCCTGGCGCTGCGCTTGGCCGGTGTTACCGAGGTACCGGAGGCAGCGGTACCGCTGTTTGCCAGCGGCAACGACGCAGCCGACCACGGCCAGTACGACATCGATGATCCGGACCCGGACGCGCAGCGAGCGGTGGACAAGCTGATGCGCCACTACCCACGATTGGAGTTGGGATGATCATGTGGATGGTTGTAGCTCCGGTCATCGGAGTGGCCTACGGGCTGATCCTGGTCCTCTTCGAACCGAGACGGCGCAAGTGAGAGCCGTGTTACCCTGACAGTCCGCCCGCTCACGCAGGTGAGAAGGAGAAGGCCCCTCCCCGTGTCCAACGCTGAGGGGCCTTCTTCGCGTCTCAGGGTCGGTGCTACCGTGGTCCGTACATACAGAGAGGCCGGGGCGGCGTTCACGTCCCCGGCCTCTCGTTAGACCTCACCGTTCGAAGGACCAGGTCCGTGACGAAGAGTAACTGGCATGCCAACAGAGCGCAAGCCAAACAGCATGCTTTCAGCGTGCTCAGGGACCTGGAACGGCCACCGAGCATCACACCGAGGCAGTGGGTCGGCGTCAAAGCATTCCTCTACGTCGTGGCCAGAGGCCAGCCGAAGTTCTACAAGAGCCAGGAGACGATCGCTGAGAGCATGGGCGTTACAACCCGTTCCGTACAGCGTTACGTGCGTCTGGCCAAGGAGGCCGAGTTGCTAGTGGTTTGGGAGAACTCTGGGACTGGACGCCGTGGGAACCCCTCCAAGACCAACCGGTATCTCCTTGCTGCGGTATCTCACGATGACGACAATTTGTCGGCATCCGTAGACGACAAATTGTCGTCCAATAAGACAGTGGGTACTCCCGTACCTCACTATCAAAGCAAAGCACTCTCCGAGCGAGAGCAAGCTCTCACTCTCCCGAGTGCATCCCGACCGCCCCAGGCGGTCGGGATCGAGCCCGAAGGTATGGTGCTGGCCGTGGGAAGAGCAGACGAGATAGCCGAGGATGCCAACGCCTTCGGCCGCATCAACCGGCCGAAGAGGAAGTCTCGCCCGGCGAGAGATCCTGACCCGGCCCGTAGGTTGGTATCACACTTCTGTGGGAAGTGGGAGGGGCTCATCGAGCGCCGCCCCGAGTTCAAGGACATCCGCCCGGCGCACATCGGTTCGGCCACGGCGTACTTCCGCAACACGTTTCTGTCACCCAAGGATGGTCCCTCCCGGTCGGAAGCCGACGTTGAGGAACTCATCAACCGGTTCATGGATGCCGTCTACCGCGGCAAGATCCGCATCAAGCCGGATCAGACGGTGTTCCAGTGCTTCACCGGCTCCTGGCACCGCCAGGCCACTCGGCAGCCCTACGAGCAGGACGTCTACGAGAAGTTCCGTCGCAAGCATCTCGGGACTTGACGTCCCCGGCGAGGGGTGTAGAGTTCCGAGCCTCATCTGGGTTACCCCCCAGGGCCGGAGTCCTTGCGCAAGGACCCGGAACCACTCTGGGGGGTGCTCCGACGAGCCGAACCAAGGGAGATCCAGATGAGCCAGCCTGCTCTGTGTGCGCGCTTCAAAGACTTGACGAGTGACCAGCGGCAGGAGTTGCGCACCTGGTGGGCCAACGTGTGCGAGGAAGGTGAGAAGCCGGGTCCGGTGGGCCTGTGGGTCTGTGGCCCTCGGCGTGGTGGTACGAGCTACGTGGGCGAGGTTGCCATGCGCAAGATCGTCCGTGAGACGGGGACGGGCTACTGGGATCGTGTAGAGGCCGCTGCTGTGGTCCAGGCGGTGCGCCAGACGTGGTCCTTCGGTGACCTGCTCAGGCACAACCAGGACGACTACGGCCTGTGGAAGGAAACCGCTGCGGTTGAAGACGAGTTGGCTCTGTTGTGGTCGATCCCATACCTGTGGATCGATGACTTCCAGCATGAAGTGGTGGACGTCAACTTCTGGCGCAAGCACGTCCAGGGGCGTGTCGAGCAGCGTGTCAAGCAGCGCAAGCCGACGATCGTCTGTACCACGCTGACACCGGATCACCCGGAACTGGCAGGGTTGGAGAGGGTGATCACTGACCTCTTCGTGGTGAGCTATGCAGGGCGGTGATCTGCAGGCCCACTACCGGGAGCGGATCATCGTTGTCCTGGAAGGCGTGCTCGCCTTTGTGATACCGGAACTGCGGGCCACGCGCTGGCGCAAGAAGGTCCAGGTGGTGACGTATCACATCCAGTGGCACGACGTGCCGCTCAAGCGCCTGGCCTACCTGCACGACAAGTACCCCGACATGGACATCGAGATCGTCACGTTCAAAGACGAGAAGCTCGCTGACCTGGCGGCAGAGTTCCTCGATCAGGTCGGCATCCCATACGCCAGTATCAAGGCTGTTGACTTCAAGAGGTTCGTGGACTCGCTCCGGTTCGAACGTCACCTCAGGGCGGTCTACGACTCTGACCCGGAGAACCTGGATCGTTACGGCCAGTACGGCATCGCTGTTGTCAGGGGAGAGGACTGGTGAGCCGCACCGTTGACTGTGGCGAGGGCAAGCACGACCTGTGCCTCGGCACGGGACGTGTCTCCTACCTGTTTCCGCAGGAGAACCGCGACTTCGATGAGCCGCCGTTCTTCTGCGGCTGTAGATGTCATCACGAAGGAACAGTGAGCGGGTTCCGGGGTGTGCCGTGTGCAGATCCTGAGTGCATCGTCAGGTCGTCGCGCAGTGCCTGACTGGCAACACGCCTTCTTGTCCAAGGTCATCTTGGAGCAGGAGATGAAGGCGGCAACTTCGGCCAACATCACCATCGAGTTCTTCCGCGACGAGCGCTACCAGAAGGTCTACGAGTTCCTCACTGATCACTACGGCCGCTACGGCACGGCACCGGACGAGGACGTCGTCCACTCGGCCTTCCCGACGATGACGTGGAAGCCGCAGAAGCAGGCGCTGGACTACCTCATCGATCAGATGCGGCGGGACCGCAAGTTCGTCATCCTCACCCAGGGGCTCTCGTCGGCGGCGGACTTCATCGGTGACGAGAATGCTGACGGCATGCAGATGGCCCTGCAGGAGGCGATGATCCAGGCCCGCCTGGAAACCTCAGCGGCCTACGACTTGGACTTCACCACCAACCGGCATGCGTTCGAAGAGCGGTTGATGGACCGGATGGAGAACCCAGGGATGCTCCGTGGTATCTCCACGGGATTCCACGGTATCGACTTCGTCACAGGGGGGTTACAGCCCGAGCAATTCCTGGTCCTCCTCGGCACCCCCAAGAGCTTCAAGAGCGCCACGCTGCTGGCGATGGCGATGTTCGTCCACGTCCAGGCCAAGGTGCCGCTGTTCATCGGTTTCGAGATGAGCAACGTCGAGCAGGAGGATCGCCTGGCGTCGTTGCTCTCCGGTGTCGGTCTGACGAAGATCATGAACGGCACCCTGACCCACAAGGAGTTCGTTGCTGTACAACGCGCACTCGGGCGTCTGGAAGGAATGCGTCCGTACATCTTCTCCACCGACATCTCGTCAGCGACCACTGTCTCTGGCGTTCAGGCCAAGATTCAGGAGTACCAGCCTGACGTGGTCTTCGTGGACGGTGCTTATCTCATGCAGTCGGACACCCCCGGTGTCGAGCAAGGATCACCGCAAGCCCTGACCAGCATCAGTCGTGGGTTGAAGCGCCTCGCTCAGTCACAGAAGTTGCCCATCGTTGTGACAACGCAGGCTTCGCTGACACGCTCACGTGGTGGGCTGCAACTGAACTCGGGGATGTACACCCAGGCCTGGGGCCAGGACTGTGACGTGCTGCTCGGCGTCGAGCGCACCGATCGAGAGGACAAGAGCAAGTCGTCGTCCGTTGTCGAGGACAAGGGCGAGGCGATGGTTCGCTTCAAGGTTATCGAGTCACGCTCGGGGCCGCGCAAGGAAGTGTTGTTGGAGTGGGACTGGCCGCACGGCTCGGTCCGGGAGATTGATCCAGTGTTGGTCACGGCCATGCTGGACCCGAAGAATCGCAACCGTCACGCCCATGAGGATGATGTTGACGGTGACTGGCAGGGAGACTGACGTGGATCTCATCACCGTATTGGAGTCAGCAGGTATCACACCACTGAGAACGACGAACAAGGAGGTACACGCCCGCTGCCCGATGCACGAACAGCGCACCGGCAAACCCGACTTCCACCCATCGTGGTCGATCAGCACCGTCAACTACTCGCACTTCTGCTTCTCCTGCGGGTACAAGGGCAACCTCACCGGTCTGTTGATCGATCTCACCGGGGAAGCGCCAGAGGATCTGGACAAGACGCTCGCCAAGGACAGCTTCTTGCGGAAGATGGCGGCGGTCCGAGACGATCCCGCCTCGGTCCTGGAACCGGTCATCCCGATCCTCACGGAGTGGTCGCTGTACAATCAGATGGTTGATGTGCCACAGCGGATGGTGGACTTCCGCAAACTGCAGCGCTCGGCCATCGATGACTACCAGGTGCGCTGGGACTCTGATACGAAGCGCTGGGTGCTGCCTCTACGATCGGTTGATGGTGCGTTACTCGGAGCGCAGTACCGGCAGAAGGGAAGCGTCTACACTCTCCCCGAAGGCATGGCCAAGAGCAAGACCTTCTTCGGCTTCGCCCAGTGCTGTGAGAGCAACTACTGCGCCGTCGTGGAGTCGCCACTGGACGCCGTCCGCCTCGCAGGCCTGGGCATCCCGGCACTGTCGTCCCTTGGGGCCTGGGTATCGAAAGACCAGGTTCGGCTCCTGGCGTGCCACTTCACCCGCGTATACCTGGCGCTTGACGATGACAAGACGGGCCGGGAGAGCACTGAGATACTGTGCCCGATGTTGCGAAAGGCTGGTTGCGCGCCACTCCGCTGGTCATACCAGGGTTTGGTGGACGACGAGGGCCAACCGGCCAAGGACCCCGGTGACGTAGCCGACGACGAGATGCTCCTGGCAAGCTGGTGTCGAACGATGCGGATGGGTCTTTGAGGCGTCTAAGGTCCGTTCCATGCGTCGGATCTCCTACGTCCTGCTCCTTCTGCTCACGGCGTGCGGCGCGCAAGTTGCCAGTGGTGACAATCCCTCCGACAAGGTGTTCGTCTGCAAGTACGTGAGCAAGCCGGGTGAGGCCGAACGGCTGCAGACCGGGCAGAACCCAATCAGTGTGTCAGTCAACTCCCTCGTCGGCCCTGGTGAGGACGTGCACATCGGTGACTCATTCCAGGACGGCCAGTTCCGCTCCGTGGTGATCGCCTTCGACGTCGGCCAGCCAGAGCCAGACGTCTCGGAGTGCCCGCCACCGCATCCGCCACCGACAACGACGACTGAGGCGGCAACGACCACTGCGCCGACGACGACCACGTCTGTGGTGACGACGAATCCGCAAGGCAACACCACGACGACAGGAGCGACGACATCGACATCCAGCCCGACGACCACCTCGCTGCGGCCTACGACGACGAGTTCCTCGACTTCTACCACCGCGCCCTCGACTACTACTACGACGACGTCAACGACGCCCACATCGACTACTCAGCCGGGTAGCACAACCACGACAGGAGGGACGTCATCTACGAGCACCAGCAGCACCAGCACCACTACCACTACCTCATCAGGCCCGACGACCTCTACGACGGCACCGCCATCGAACTCCACTACGACGTCAACCCCGAGCACGTCGTCATCTTCCACCGTGGTGGCTCCTACAAGCTCATCCCCAACGACAGTGGAGCAGATCTTCTTCGGAGGGGCGACGACGGTCTGCATCCGTGAAGTCCCGACGATCGCCATCACCTTCGGCAACCTGACACAGTTCAATGGCCACGTCGGCACGCTGACGATGGCCGACATCAACGGCAACGTTGTGTCAGTGCAGGATCTCGTCTACCAGGCTGGTACCACGGTCAACATCCTGTACCCCGGTACCAGGGTCAACCCTGACGGTTCTATCGCTGACGTTCCCGGTTGGAACCTCACCGCTGATGGCTTCTGGGTCCGTGACCCGTCCGATGCCTTCCTCCGTGAGGGCATCAGCCTGTCGTACTTCGTCAACCCCTCGGCCTCGGCGTTCGTCACCTACCCACCGGAGTCGAGCGCTTGCGCCAACCCGAGTGGACCGTTCCCGCCTGCAGCGACGACGACCACGATCACGGCGGTCATACCGGTGACTGGCAGTGGTGGCGAGCACACAGCAGCGCTGGCGACGTTGATCTTCGGTGCTGGTTGGTTCCTGATCCGCATCACACGTAGGAGGGTTCAATGAACGACAGAGAGGACGCTTACTCTCGCCGCGATGATCCGTGGTCCAGCCAGGAAGTCGAGGACGTCTTGGTTCGTCCAGTACTTCTCGCTGAGATCGAGGAGTACATGAAGAGCGGCACTGTGCGAGCTTGCGGGACGGCCTGTGGATACGCCTCTGACTTTGAGATCACCAACGCCCTGGCACCCTTCTTCCCGGAGGACTACGAGGGTGAGATCCGGCGTCAGGTGCGGATTCTCCGGAAGCGCAACCCTCGGCGGATCGTCACTGTCCCCCGCGAGGCACATCGTCACTACAACAAAGCTACAAGTAGATGGGCGCAGTGTCATACTGTCCGAAGGGTCCGTCTCATCCGTCGTCGTGGTGTATCACCGTGAGATGGTGTGTGCCGGTTGCGGAGTGCCTATCCTTCCCGGCAAGACCAAGGGATGGTGGAGGGACCTGAACGGCAGCCTCGCCTGTGTAGTTGAGATCGATACGAGTGACAAAGAGAAGCCCGTGTTGCTGTGGGCTGACTACCACTACGTTGAAGGTGAAGTGCAGCGCTACTGGCCCAAGAGGACATCGTGACCCTGGAACTGAGGCCCTACCAACGAGAAGCCGCCGACCGCATCGTGGAGCGTGGCGATCTGCTGCTGGCTCTGACGATGGGAGCCGGTAAGACAGCAACGTCGATCGTGGCCGTCCGCCAACTACGCCAGGAGAGACGGGTATCGAACGGTGTCGTCCTGGCGCTCAAGAGCACCAAGTGGCAGTGGGTCCGAGAGATCAACCGCTGGGACCCTCGGGCCAAGGTGCAGGTGGTGGACGGCGACAAACGCCAGCGCGTCGGGGCCATCCGCAGGGCGCAGAACTACCAGTACACGATCATGCACTACGAGTGCGTGGTCAACGACTGGGACGTGATCACCGAGTACCTGCCGCTGGACTTCATCATTGCTGACGAGGCCACCTACATCAAGAGCTTCAAGGCCAAGCGCTCCAAGCGGGTCAAGCTCATGGGTGCTCACTCCGACGTGCGTATCGCCCTCTCCGGTCAGCCGGTGGAGAACCGCCCCGAGGAACTGTTCAGCATCATGGAGTTCGTCAACCCTGACGTGCTCGGTGGCTTCCACAAGTTCGATCGCACGTTCATCGTCCGTGATCACTTCGGTCGGCCGTTGAGATACCGTAATTTAAACTTGATAACACAACGTCTCGGTCCAGCGATGTACCGCAAGAGCCGGGAGGACATCAAGGAGTGGCTCCCGGAGATGATCGAGATCGAGATGCCGGTGGTCCTCGATCAGGAGAACCAGGCGTTGCATGACCTGGTCCGTGACGATCTCTCCGATGCGATCGATCAGGCGCTGGCCGGAGGGGCCAGGGGATCGTTCGACGTCTTAGCCCACTATGGGCGGACGAGCAACGGGGCGACCGCCACAGCGATGGGCGAGGTGATGTCACGGTTGCTGGCCATGCGGATGCTGTCCAGCCATCCGGCACTCCTGCGCATCTCTGCCGATGAGTTCGATAGTCCTGTATCACAGCGTGGGTCGAAGTACGCCAGCTACCTGCGGTTCTCGGGTGCCCTCGACCTGTTGCCTTCATCGCACGCCAAGTTCGACGCGCTGTTGGAGTTGGTGCAGGAGATCGTGGACGAGGACCCTCGGTACAAGGTGGTCGTCTTCTCCTACTTCAAGCCGATGCTGGCGATGATCGGCCAGGAGTTGAAGCATCGCAAGATCCCGTACACCACGATCACCGGTGACGTAGCCGGGTCCGTACGTGATACCCGCATACGACGCTTCAACGAGGACCCGGCCTGCCGAGTCTTTCTCTCCAGTGACGCGGGGGCCTACGGCGTGGACCTCAACCAGGGCAGCCACCTGGTGTGTTATGACCTGCCGTGGTCGGCTGGTGCTCTGGCCCAGCGGATCAGCCGCATCGACCGGACCAACTCGGCCTTCGGTCAGATCAACATCACCTACATGTTCGGCCTCAACACCATCGAGGAACGGATGTTCAACATGCTGGTGCAGAAGCGCAAGGTGTCCCGAGCGTTCATCGACGGTGAGTACGATCAGAAGACAGGCGGTATCTCACTCGACCTGCAGAGCCTGCGGGAGTTCTTGGACGAGTAGGGGGTCCTCCCTGGGACGGGAATTACCAGGGAGGACGCCTTCATTCCAAGGTACCACAAGAGTGCTACGTTGTGGGGATGCCCGCACGAAAAGTGATCCGCCGCACACCCTTCGACCTGGTCGGAGCGTTACGCGACTACCTGCTCAACCGCTCCATGTCGGAGCGCTCTAGCTCCGAAGAGCGTCGTGGCAAGGGGCAGTTGATGGAGTACATCCAGATCCACGGCGAGGAAGTGGAGGGAGGTCACCGAGAGGTCTACCTGGACGAGCCGCTGCCGTTCACTTCCTACAAGAACGACAAGCCGGTGCCGAAGCAGGTCACCGGCATCAAGCGCCAGAAGCGTGTTAGCACCACGTTGGACGAGGCCCGGACCATGGCCTTGTTGAAGGAGAAGGGTCTGCTCGATGAGTGCACGGAGGTCGTGGTGGTGCTCAACGAGGATGCCGTGCTCGCCGCCAACTACTCCGGGAAGATCACTGACGACCAGTTGGCAGCACTGTACAACGAGTCGGAGAGCTTCGCCTTCTATCTCATCACGGAGGACTGATGGCCTACCGAAGTAAGGCTGCCGTCACGGCACCGGGACAGTCTCAGATCCAGATCCGTGTGGCACCGCAACTCAAGAAGCGGTTGGTGGCCGAGGCCTTCCGGCGCACGGTGTCGCTCAACTTCCTGGCAGAGAAGGCGATCGAGGACGCCCTCAAGGTGTGGGAGAAGCAGAAGCTCTAGAGTCCTGGGGACCAGGAGGGCGAACGCCACGCCGCTCTCCTGGTCACTGTCCTAGCAACTAGTGCTACACTGGAACCATGACTGTCGGCCCGCAGCGATTCCAGTACCCGAAGACGGCCGAGCAGGTCCGTGGTTCGGCGTGGGAAGGCGCTCATCGGCTCTATGGTGCCGGTGATGTGGACACCTTGTTCAAGGGTGCCACGAAGGTCATCACGCCGTGGCCGACCGCCAGCCGGTCGAAGCTGCACATCGGCTACGACCAGTCACGGGTCGAGGAAGCGTTGAGCAATCCGTCGAAGCGCAACGTGCGGGAGATGGACCCACGTGATCTGCACGCCAGCCAGCCGTGGGTGACACGCGCTGGGACGAGCTACTACATGGGCGACGACTACCGCACTACCGGTAAGACATTCGCTGACATGCACTCGGCTGTCAACCGGCAGCCGCTGGTGTACACAGATGCCAGGGGGCAGAACCGTCTGCTCTCCGGGCATCATCGGGCTACTGCTGCTCTGCTGCGAGGCGAGCAGTTTCGTGCAATCCACATCGAGGAGTAACACAATGTACAAGTGGGTCACACCGTCACTGGCGGTGTGTGATGAGGCCGATTGGCCGGAGCGTTTCCGACTCGGAGAGGCGAAGTGGGCAGCCGACTGGATTCTCGCTGGCGGTGACGCCTACGTGGACTCCGATGAGACGGCAGCCCTGGTGCTCTCCACTCTCGGCCTGACCAACGCAGAGGTCGAGGATCGCCTGCGGTTCGCCAACACAGGTGTCGCGTCGTGAGCATGGCGGCGTATGAGTCCACCTGGCAGCACGAACGCCGTGGACACATTCGTTGTCATACTCTCGGCCACGCTTGGGACGACTGCGACTCCAACTGGACACCGATGTGGGGCTTACCGTTGACTGTCCGCTGCCAGCGCTGCGGTACGGAGCGTCGGGACAAGGTCGATCGGCACACAGGGGCAGTCCTTCCCGGTGGACGGCACTACGTCTACCCGGCTGGCTATCGATTGGGCCGTGGTGAAGAGAAGCCGACCCGTGCTGACTTCCGCTTGATGCTCTTGGCGATCCGTAACGAGGGTCAGTCGAAGCGCAAGTCGGGGAGGGCGTCATGAGTGTGAGTGCTGTTGACACAACCTCAGCGGCCGGAAGGGTCTTCTGTCCGGACTGCAACATGTTGCTCTCCCCGACCAGCTTGTCCAAGCACCGCAGGACGCAGCACGGTTTCAGGTCGGCGGCACGGCGTGGTCGTCCGGTGGGTTCCAAGAACGGTGTGCGCAACGTCCACAAGCCGCAGCCAGTGACCAAGCCCAAGCCGGTCATCGAGCCGGTCACTGCTGAGCAGATCACACGCACCGTTGCGGCCATGCTCTGGCCTGACGGCGTCCCGCTCGACATGTTGGAGCGGCTGTTGCGTTGGAACGTGCAGACCGAGGACTTCCTGATCCAGGCGAAGTTGGATCAGTAACACAATGGAGAACGATGAGTGACCTGTCACAGCACATTGCTGACATGGAGGGGCTGGACTACCCCGGCAAACGCAAGCCGGTGAACCGGGGCGGCAAGCATGCTGTGCCGGATACTCCGCTATGGGATGAGAAGCCCGTGTTCTACCTCGTCAACGGTGAGCGCAAGGAGTTCTTCACGATCTCCCACCTGTCCACGGCGTTGGAGTACAGCCAGCAGAGCATCCGTTCCTGGGAAGCACAGGGTCTGCTGGCACGTACGCCGTTCCGCTCCCCTCGGACCAAGGGGATGGTCGCTGCCGGTCGATCGAACAAGGGCAAGCGCCTCTGGACTCGGGAGCAGATCGAAGGTATTATCCGCATCGCCAAGAAGCACAAGGTCATCTTCCCGGTCAAGAGCAATGGCAAGATCGTGAAGCGTGCACCGACACCTGCTTTCTCGGCCGAGGTTGGAGAGTTCTTCTCCACCCTCATCA